TTTAAGGATATCTGTATAGTATTGTATTGGTTTGCCACTGTCCCACTCTTCATCAAAAATCCTCATCTCGCCTCGGTATGTCTGGAATATCTTAGCCACCATAGTGTCATTCATACCAAGATCAAAAGCTATTTGTACATCAAGGTTAGAATCATATAACTTAGTTCTCTCGTGACCTTTTGACTTAATGTGTTCAAGGTATAGACGTGCATAATAAGCGCCATCTTTAGATTTCATAAATGCCTCAAGATATGAAGATGGATATTCCTGATAAATTTTATCTTCTAATTCACGGAATTGTATAATCCAGAAATTCTTTTGTTTTGTAGTTAATTTAATATTTGCTTCTTTTTCTAACTTTTCGAAATACTCTGCATGTTTATGTGTTATTACTTGGTCAATGTCAGAGTTACAGTCAGGATCGTCATACCATGGTAGGAATATAGGCAAGAAGTCTTTAAGTGATAATCTACCTGTATTCTTAATAGCAGAGTCCCACATATCCTTGAATATATTAGCCCCTTCTGCTGTAGACTCTATAACAGCTACGTTACCTGGTGCTATGGCTTGTAACGTACCTGTTTTAGTCTCTTGTGCTTTTTCAGGGTATTTATTAGCTATCTTGCCCATCTCTGAAATATGCAGGCGCTGTAAAGTAGCCGAACGGAATGATGTACGGATAAAGATATTTGAACCATTAGTTAAACTGAACTCTTTGGTATTATCTTTACTCGTATTTAGATTAAGTATATCTTTTATATTGCTGTCTAACTTATCCCATAATACCTTAATACGTGTAAGAAGTGTGGATGCTTCATCTTGACCTTGAGCCATAAGACCTATTGAGAAATTCTTATTAGTTATAGCATCATCAAAGAATGAAACAAGCCATAAAGTCGATATACCTTGCTGTCTTGATTTTAGTATTATTAATCTAGGATGTCTTATACTTGCTGCATAAACTTTATGTTGAGCTAGGTTCATATTAAACCTAACTTCATTGCCCCACTTATCTATAATTGTATATAAGTTATTTAAACGCCATAACTTACTTATAATGAAATTTTGAAGTACATCTTCGTCATTCTTAGGTTCAGAATAGAAAATATCTACATACTCTACTAAAGGAGTATCTTTATATATAGTTAAAAATTGCTCTTTAGTTATATTAAGCATTTAATATTTCATTAGTCCTTTGAATATGTCTAAACCTTTATTAGAAGGCAATATATCTTCAGTCTGTTCTTTACTCTTAGCTAATAAAGCAGTGTGAATAACAGCAATAGTTCCAGCACATATCTGTAAGGTCTTAGCTTTGACTAAATCAGAAGCATAGGCAGTGGAACTAACTTCACTTACTATATCTATAGCAGTTTCTGTTATTTTAGCTCTTAATATCTCATCTGCTCTAGCTGGCTCCATCAGTATTTCACCTGATACTATTTTAGACATAACATGTGTGTTAGCTGCTATCTGAACTAGATTGTCATCAGATAAACCATTTTTCCATTCTTGAACTAATTTTTCAGGAATATCAAACTCATTAGCTACATCTTCTACCGGAGTATTACACTTTAAACGTGCAATAGCGGTATTCTTGACGTCTCGTGAAATCATTTTAAGCCTAACTCCATTATTTTTTGTGAAATTGCTGATAATATTAGATAACTAAAACTAATACCTCTATTTTTAGCGTAAGTTTTTAACAATTTTATATTGTTTAGTCCTTCAGTATCTAGTGGACGAATAGAAAAACTAATAACTCTCTCATCTAGTTGACCCATTTTATGAACTCCAAAATATTTATTAATTTTAATAATTTTTATTATAACATTTTTTTATTTATTTGTACATAAAAATATGATATAATAAAAATCAGATATAAAAAATGGTTTTTTGTATCTATAACTATAATATAGAGGTTTAAAATGTCGGATAATCCAGAAAAAGCTGCTATCCCAGGTAATAATGATAGCGAAGATACTACAGAGAATGCAAATTTTGAGACTAGAATAAATAAAGTGGTAGAAAACTTAACTCGAGATGAAAAAGGTAAGTATATTGTACCAGAAGATTTGTCCGAAGCAGAAAGATTTGCAGTTTTAGCAGAGAAACGTCGTCGTGATACCCAAGCAGAATATACTAAGACCTCTCAAAAAGTAAAAATGCTCGAAGCTGAAAAGACTACTCTTTTAAAGAAAGTTACTGAAGAAATTCCACTAAAACTTACTACTGAGCAAGCTGAGGAACTAGAAGATCTAAAGTTTTCTGACCCAGAAGCTTATAGAAAGAAAATGAACACTTATGAACGTGATCATTTAGCGGAAAGAACAAGAACTATCGATGAAGAGTTAAAGCAGGTTTCAACTTCTAGTCTGGTTCAAGAAGAATTAGAACGTAGGAAAGAGATATTAGCAGATTTCACTCAGGCAAGACCTGATTTCGTAATCAACGATGATGTTATTTCCAACGACATTCCTCCTCGTATTAGAAAACGTATGGAGACTGGCGAAGTATCGTTTGAAGATTTTCTTAATGAATGTTATAACTATCTGAAAACAGGTAAAGTTGTAAGGCAAGAAGAATTACCAGGCAAACAACCTAATTTAAGTAAAGTTGGCGGTGGTAGTCAGCCAGATGATAATGCAGTTAAAGAAGATATACATATTAAGTATAAAAAAACAATCTTTTAACAATAGAATGGAGTAACAAAAATGGCTTTTGTTGATTATAATAGCGAACTAAAAAGGAAAGCATGGGTACAAAAGGGTCTTATTCAAGGCACTTCCAAGTCTTTCTGGTCGCCTTATACAGGCATGGAAGACACTTCTATCGTAATGCAAGCTAATAATGCTAATGCAGACGCAGGTCACACAGTAGTATTTGACTACGATGGTAACTTGTCAGGCAAAGCAGTTAAAGGTAATGACACTGCTTATGGTAAAGGTGAAAAGAAAAAGAAATTCAGTAACAAAATTGTAGTTGATCGTTATCGTCTAGTAGTAGATAATGGTGACAAATTTGATGGCAAAGACATTGGTAACTTGTCTATTACAGAACATAGTGACTCAATGAATAAACTAGCAGATTTGTTTACACGTTTCAAAGACCAAGCGGTATTTGACTGTGTACAAGGTTTGAAAGGTTCAGGTCCTACTCATATAATTGACTTGAATGCAACATTCGATCCTGCATCACTTAATACAATAGAAGAAACTATTAAAACTGGTTATGGTTACACGACTGGTGGTACTCGTAGACCTCTACAACCTTATCGTTTATACGATGGTCGTCCTGTTTGGTTATTTGTTATGGATCCTTCAATGGCTCGTCTGTTGAAAAATTCTACTAACTATCAATCATTGGTTTACAATGCTGATGTTAGAGGTAATGACAACCGTTCAATTTCTGGTGTATTTGGTAAAATTGGTCAAATGTTACTTATTGAAGCTGATCAGTTCTATGGTACAACAGACAATGCTGCGGCAACATTTGGTTTAGAAGACAACAATATTGAAATTTCAGGTCTTCGTAAACTAGATGCAGGTGGCAAATGGACTGGTCAACCTGGGTATGTTTACACAGGCGCACAACACTCTCGCGGTGTTATTCTTGGTGCGAATGCTGTACAACTTGGTTTTGGTAAAATGCAAGACTACAAACTTCAAAAGTCTCAAGATTTTGAAATTACTTCAGAGTCTTGTCTAGAAGTTTGGATGGAAGCTCAAAAGACTATTCTTAACGACGAAGTTGCTGGTGACTATGCTGCAGCTAAAGTTGCTAACCTAGACTTTGGTGTCATCGCGGTAGATCTACAAGTTCAATCTTAATCTGGAAATGGAGTAAAATAATATGACAGATGTAACTAGATATAGAGACTTTGCAGAGAAGAAAACAGTTTCTGTTTCTGCAGCTCGACTTTTGCATAGTGATGTAGCAGATACTGCTTTGCAAGAATTGTTTAACCTTCCTGAAAAGTGCTTGATTATAGATGCAGGTATTGTTGTGGATGTTGCTGGTCAAGGTGGTCTAACTGTTGACTTCGGTTTTGCAGGTGGAAACGAACTTGGCAATGACATTGCTCTAGACTCTACAGGCTATAAACAAGTGGCAATGGCAACATTGTTAACAACACTGACAGGCGTAACAGCACTAACAAGTACTGCAGGTACTGTAACAGCATTAGTATTGGGAGAAGGCACACCTAATACATTGACTTCTGGTACAGTGTCTCTTACAAATGGTGCAGGTACATGTACACTTACAAGTGGTGCAGGTACAGCTACTAAGGCTCCACGAATTCTTACAGAAACAGGTAAAAATGTTACTGCTAAGTTTAGCGCGGATCCTTCTGCTGGTGACTTTACATTCATCGTTGAGTATATTGAATATACTCTTAAAAACGGTCAACGTACAGAATACACAGCACATTAACCTAACTTGCCGAGTATACTTAAACGAAACAAAAGTATACTCGGCACCTTTTTAAGGATTAGATATGTTAGCTAAAGATATACTAGAAGCAGCAAGGTTTAATTTATCAGATACTGATAAGCAAAGGTGGACAGATAAACGTCTTTTAATTTTATTAAATAATGCGCTCACTGACATAACAAAGAATACAATATTACTAACAAAAAAGTTATATGTTGGTATTTATAATTTAGTAGCAGACTATGATTTGTCTTCACAGATATTCAAGATAGATAGAATAGAGTACTTAAACACTCCTTTATTGAAATATACTTATGATCAGATGGATGCTAAGAATATAAATTGGCAGACCGATACAGGAACTAAACCAACTGCCTTTGTGTATGATAAACAAAATCAAGGTCAGTTTAGGTTATATCCTATTATAGACAGTATAGAAGCAAATCCACATATTACTTTTTCTAGCAGTTTTGGAATAATAACAGATATTAGTTATAGTGATTTTGAACCATTTTCTACTGATACGTTTGGAGATTTAGGTTCTTTTGAAGACACTGGATATTTAGTTATATTTTATACACCAAGAATAACTGCTATAACAGATATAAATACAGACATAGATATACCAGAAGCAATGGTAGAACCTATAAGTCGTTATATATCTGGTTATGCTCTAAGAGATAATACAGATACTCAAAATAGAACTGTAGGACTAGAAGATATACAGTTGTATGAAAAAGCTATAGAAGAATATAGAGTTGTAAAGAGTGAAAGTTTTGGTAACACTAATTATGAAGTGGAATATAGGTCGATATGAAAACTATAGAATTTCAAAAGAACTTAATAGCTTTAGAAGACCTTCTAATAGGAACAGGTACTGTCTCACAGACTAGAGGCATTACTCCAGTAACTGTTACAAAGATAAATGGGGCTAATCTACCTTATGATGGAGTAGATACACTAGCTGATAAGATAGATGATTTACAAAGTCAGATAGATACACTTCCAGAAGTAGTAGATCAGAATGGTAATATGCTTACTGGTTTAATAAATACTAGTGCATTAGATTTAGATTTAGAAAATAGAATATGGCGTAAAACTATAAGTGAAAATGAAGTAGAGATGTACTATTATGATCAGTTAATGTTCAGGTACAATCCTACTACAGGAGATATTATCGTGCCTGCAGCTGTAACTGGTGATATGTATAAAGCAGATAATCTATCAGGTCTTACTAATTACGCAACTGCAAGATCTAATATGGGATTAGTAATAGGTACAAATATACAAGCATTTTCTGCTTTACTATTAGCTATGGCGGGTTTAGCCGCTACTTCTGGTACTATTGAAAAGACAGGTGCAGCTACTGTAGGTGTTTATACTGTATCAACTGCAGGTAAAGCACTAATAGATGATGCAGACGTTGCTGCACAAAGAGCAACATTAGAATTAGGTACTGCTGCATTATTAAATGTTGGTACTGCTGCTAATAATATAGTGCAACTAAGTGCTTCTGCTAAGTTACCTGCCGTAGATGGTTCAGCCTTAACTAATGTACCACTAGACACAGGAGCATTAGATACAGCATTAACAAGTGCAGTAGGTTTTAACAATTATTATGAGTCTGCTCAAATGGCCTTCACACATGGAACAGCAGTCGAAGTAGCTCATGGTCTAGGTGTAATGCCTAAATTTGTACAAATAGACTTAGTTTGTCAAAGTGCAGAAGGAGGCTTTGTGGAAGGCGATAGAATGGCCCTGGCTATAAACTCTGATGCAGGAGGCGGTATGGCGTCTTGGTATAATGCTACCAATATAGGTGCAGTGACAAGAAATGCTACTTACGGTTGTTTAGCAAATAGTAAAACAGGTGGAAATGCTTATTTTAGCGTAACACCTGCTAATTGGAAATTCTTATTTAAAGCGTGGGCTTAATATGAAGATAAATGACTTTAGTAAAGGGTTAAACACGAGACTAGATCCAACCTTAATAGATTTAGCTGAAGCTATTGTATATACTAATATAGATAACTCTAAGAATATATTAAAATCTGCTAAGAATTATACTAAGTCTATTGTAACTTCAGATGAATGGGCGTATAATTTTAAAAATATATGGTATAGTAGTGAAACAGAAAGAGACTATGTAGAATATGTAAATAAATTATTTTATACTGATTATAATGGTGGAATGTATAAAATATATAATGGTATAACAAAAAGTGTAGGTCTGCCTAAACCAGTTACTACCTTAATAACTGCAGATGGTGGTGATGGAGTTATATCTACATCTTCTTCGACTTTACAATATGTATATACATATTATGATAGTACAGATGGTACAGA